CTTAACACGGTTGTAAAGGTCTGTATCTGATGGTTCAGATTTTCCGCCACCATCATTAATAGATTCATAATTAGTTTCTTTTTTAAATAAATCGCTAGGCANTGGTGCTGTGAATTCATGCAGTTCTTCTACCTGAACCAAACTNGATTCGCCTTCAATGCTCTTAGCCATGATGAGCTTTGCATTAGGGTTGGCTGGTCTATCTACAAGGCTGACTTCAATAATCTGCCCGTCAATGATGCGACCATTTGCGGCCTTTGTATCGCGTACAACGCGTGGTGACTTGATGCCGATTGAGAAGCCACGGAGTACGCCAGTTTCTACCTTGCGTACTGAAACGGGATCTACGACAAGTGCTGAGATGTAATGTCCATCTGTCTTGGCTTCGTATTCCTTAGCCACACCTGCGGCAATCTGTGAATGTTGCTCGCGGATATTTCCACCCGACTTAAACCATTCTGGCATAGCTCTGTCTAACCATGCAGGGTCGCAGATTTGCTGATCCATGTCGATTGAATCATCAGTTGCTTTACCATAGACAGTTAGTGTTCCGTCATCGTTCTTATCTGCTTTGATGATTGCCGCATACGCGTTGGCAAAATCAGCCATAGTTGCTTTATCCTTTTTCTCGTTTTCTTTTGCGATTCGATTCGCCCAAGCTCTACCTGCATCCCCGCCCCAAAGAAGCCAAGCGATATAACCAGCGGAGTCTTTGCCCCACCCTTCGCCCTGCTTATCTACTTCATGTCGAGCGAAATAACTCACCATGCGCTTGANTGTGTCTAGGGATATTGTCGCGCCATTTGACAAATCACGCGCTCTCGCAACGCCAACTTCTGTGCCGCCACGATTATATTTCTTGCGTAGTTCTAACCCGCGCTTTGCGTTAGCACGAACTTCAGCCGGAGGTGAGAATCCATCTGCCATCTTATTCCTCTACATTTTCATCTATGTTGTCTGAAACCACGATATATGGAGCTAGGGAACACATACAGTTAGGGTGCGCTGGCGGCTCTGTATCTCCGCTAGGGAATTCATCGTCAATGCCGATAGGGGAAGCATCTGCATTTTCTTGGCAGTCATCGCATCCTGCGGCTACTAGCCATTCAACCATTTCAACATTGGAGTCTGCATAAAGTTCACGCGATGCCACTGATACTGCTCGACTCATCTCGGTCTGCGCGATTATGAGAGCCTGCTCAGGGTCATTTACTACCTGATCTACAAGGATTGAAACTTGTCGCGGTGTTACACCTGTCTCTAAAGCCTGCGCTAATACTGTGCCGATGCGATTGAGTTTGGTTGAGGTAATTCCGTCAATCGTGATTCCGCGCCGGTCTAATAGCCCTTGTAGCCCCGCCTTTGGCCGTATGAGAGCCGCCGCCGCCTGATTGCCGGGCTTCCAAGTCTCCCAATCAACCACGCCTACCTTTGGCTCTGTGACGGCCTTGTTTAGCTCTGCTTTGATTCGTACCTTCGCCGCTGTCTGCCCTAATACATATCCATCTGCATAGATAGGAGTCAGCGCAGTTACAAGTAGTTGCTTCTTGGGATGAGCGTGGATTTGCACCCAGTCACGCGCCTGCGCGGGAGTTACTGAATCTACGCCCACATAGGTCTGAAACCATGCGGCCACGATTTCATCTGAGTCAATAGCCTTCTTGAAGGCGCGCTGAATTCGGTCTGCGTGTTTTGATGCAAGACGAATTACTGCTCCTTCGATTGCCTTCATTACTGACCTAGATATCGTTCAGCGTACCAGCGCGCTCCATCGGGATCTTGTGCTTCAATAAACTTATTGAGTACATCAGCGTAAGACTTCTCTAGGTGTTCAAAGTTGAATGAGCGGTTTGGATTCTTACGCACGAAGCGGATGAACTTCTTAACTTCATCTTGTGCCGCTGTTGGCTCAACTGGCTCTTGCGCGCTTCCGTTTTCCTCTAGTGGAGTACCTGCGGCAACCATTCCATCGGGAGTAAAGATATACACAGATTGTCCAGCGATAAGCATTGGCATATCAGCTTCAGGAGTATCAAGTAAAGGCAAGCCCAATTCAGAGCGTGATTCATTGACTGTGATACTTCCATTGCGCTTTCTAATATCATCGCGCTTTGCTGTCATCTCGTTATTTACGCGCTCAGATGTAGATAAGCGGAATTCTAGTTCGCGTGGCATACCGAGCCAGCGATATGAAAGCGCAGAAATCATTTGTGAAATCCAGCGAGCAGTAGGGTTGATACCGATAGTTTCAGCCGCCTCAGCTTCTCCAGCCTGATGCCCTGATCCACCTAAGCCAGTCTTTGCGCTAAATCCAATTTCAGTAGGAAGTACGCCAAAGTGACCTGTGATAGATGTAATAAGATAGTTGTCAATCGCATCGTTAAACTTCTCTGAGTATCCTTCTTCAAAGTTTAACTTACCGCCCGGAACCATGATGCGAAGGCGATTACGCTGTTCTGTCTGACCTGCTAGGTCATCGTTATAGATATTTTCATACGCGCGAATCTGCTCTGCGGTAAGATTCACTGATTCAGGTAGCTCTAAGTATGACTTAGGCATTGTGCCATCGGTGAACTCAGAGCGTAACCATTGCTGACGGCGCAAGTAGATATCTGCTAGCGGTAGTGCGCGCTCTACAGGTGAGTATCCATAAACGCTATTAGCTCGGCGATTGCGTACTAGGTAAGCAAGCTCATCTGCGGTGAATTCACCATCGGCTGCTTCATCGTCAATCGTTGCGTTAAATTCAGAGCGTGGAAAGCCGTACAAGATTTGCTGGAAGGCAGGGCCAGTTGAAGGGTCAGGTCGCATACCGCGATCATCNAGTAGTGGTTTAATAGTTGAGCCATCAAGAATCTGTAATCCGCGAATCTCGCCATTGACTTTAGCCTGCGGCCAAATAGCCCACGCATCAAGTACATCAATTTCTTCCATCGCCATATTGAGCCAGTCAATAAATGCTAGGCCGTTAGCAGGGTCGGGAGTCTCCCAGAACTTGCGCATACGCCCGATTTCAGGCATGAACTTGTCGCGAGCTTCAGACATAGCGCGCAAGTGATTACCGCCTGATTCAGCCATGATGCGCTCTGTTGCCGATTCGCTGAGAACGATATCCCATTCAAGCCCTGCGATTTTGGCTTTGCGTACTTCAATACAACGGCGCAAGATGTCAATCTGATCTGCGGCGGCGCGTAGAGTCTTAAAAGGTACAAGTCGATTTTCAGAGACATTGATGTTCTGAGCTACTGTGTATTCGTAACGGCGTGGGTCAGGTCTGCCGCGCTCGCCAAGAGGATTGAGCGCACCCGGAATAAGAGGCAAACCCGGCGCAAATGGAACGCTAGCAAGTAACGGGTTGCGTGGTAGAGGAGTGCTAGTGCCTAAGCCATACTGTGTTGTTGCAATACCACCCGCAGAACGCATTTGCGCTTCTGTCATAGTATTAGCACCAGCGGGCAGAGTAGGTGCTTTGACTATCTGATTTGCAACGCGTTTTGCGAAGTTATCTAGCAGACCCATTGGTTCTCCTATTGGTAAGGTGTGTATATGAACTTAGTTGAAAAGTCAGTTGAGNATGGTGGGATGTTAGCACCGCTCGTTGTTCCATCAGCCTTCGGTGCGATGAATCCAAGTGTATATGTAGATGATGAAAACGATATCTTAGTAAATATCCGCGTGGTCAATTACACCCTTGTCCATGCCGAGAACAAGCAGTTATTTCCGAGCAGATTCGGCCCTCTGACTTATCTACATCCGGAAGCCGATCAGAGGCTAGTGACTGAAAACTATCTCTGCCGATTAGATAAGAATCTAGCGATTACCGATTCAGCAAAGGTTGAGATGCTAGAGCTACACGAACCCATCTGGGAGTTTGTAGGGCTAGAGGATGCGCGCGTAGTTCAATGGAACGGCGATTACTTCTTGATAGGTGTAAGACGAGATACGACTACCAGCGGGCAAGGTCGCATGGAATATACGCAGGTAGAGATAGATAAAGAGAACTGGTCGGTCAAAGAGATTCGCCGTCATAGAATTCCTGCGCCGGGTGGCGATGACTCTTATTGCGAAAAGAACTGGATGCCTGTCGTTGATGAGCCATATAGGTTCGTCAAATGGTCTATGCCTACTGAGGTTGTCTATGCCGACCCGCAGGGAGATTGCGAGCAACTCTTTCTGCGCCATACAGCCCTAGCACCCGCAGACCAGCGTGGAGGATCGCAGGTAATCAAATGGGGAAATCTCTATATTGCCATCGTGCATGAGGTCAATCTGTTTAAGAACTACCTACAGCAAAAGGATGCTATCTACCGCCACCGCATCATTATGTGGGATGAGCAGTTTAACTTTGCCGGGCTATCTCAGCCCTTTTCATTCCTAGATGCTCGCGTTGAGTTTGCAGTAGGAGCGGCCAAGATAGACGATGACTTGCTTATATCTTTCGGCTTTCAAGATAACGCCGCCTTTATCCTGCGCGTACCTAAGTTAGTCGTTGAGGATCTGATTATGGAAGGATTGCGCTATGAGTCTTGAGAATCTAGTTGTAGCTCTATCAAAAGACCCGTTTGACCCAGAATTAAACTTTGCTGTAGCCGTTGAGTACGAGTCTCTCAATCAGACTGCCTCAGCCGTATCTTTTTATCTGCGATGTGCTGAATATGGCGAAGGTATCTTGGTCTATAACTCATTGCTCAAGATGGCGCGATGTTTTGATAATCAGACTGGTCGAGAGTATTCGGTAACGAACTGTCTCTATCAGGCTATTGCCTATGACGATTCACGCCCTGAAGCCTACTTCTTACTATCTCAGTTCCATGAGAAGGCGGGGAATTGGCAAGAGGCTTATACATTTGCCTCTATCGGTTACGGCTGGCGCGTGATGGATGAGTCACTACCTGCAAGCGTTGGCTATCTAGGAGCGTATTGTAGTAAGTTCCAGATGGCTGTATCGGCTTGGTGGATAGGCCGTAAAGATGAATCTATCGCTACCTTGCATCAGCTATCTCAGATGGAGTTAGATCCGATGTATGCCAACGCCGTGAAATATAACTTGGAGCGCCTTAATGCTTTGCTTTGATATCGGAGCTAATCGCGGAGACTTTACCTTAGCCGCGTTAGGTAAAGGTTATGATGTCGTAGCCCTAGAGCCTGCGCCTAGAGTATTTGCGCAATTAGTTAATAACTTTATATACAACCCAAATATCATCCCGCTTCGATTTGCCGTAAGCGGATCAGATTATGAACGGGTTGAGTTCTATGAGGCCGATGAGGATGGGCTTTCTACTCTCAATCCTGATTGGCTTACAAGTGACTCTATGCCCTATGCCGGAAAGCCTTATCGGACTATCTCGGCTACAACGATTACCTTAGATACGCTCGCACTGAAATACGGCGTACCTGACTTGATTAAGATAGATGTTGAAGGCGCTGAATGGTCTGTATTCAAGGGTCTTAGCTCCAAGATGGGAACTATTGCCTTTGAATGGACTCTGGCTACGCTGGCCGATCATCAGCTACAACTAGAGTATCTGCTACACGGCGGTTATACCGAAGTAGCACCGCAGTTTATTGAACATCATTGCCAAGAACCGCAAGGTTGGTTTGATATTAAAACTTTTGACTTGGGTAAATGGCATGACACCTACGCACCTTATTGGACAGATGGTGAGTGGAAGCGTTCAGGCTTGCGCCCTACTGCCGATGTTGGAATGTTGTGGGTTAGATAGTTACTTCAACCCAAGAAGTTGTTGCTTCATCCCAGTTGTAAATCTTGCCATCTGTAGGCATTGGTGTTGGTGCTTCCCAAAGATATGTATCTTGATTAAGCGACCAAGATTCAAATGGCTTAGGTGCGGCAAATCCTGTGCCATCCCAAATAAAACCAATTCCTGCATAGTTCTTATGTAGTGGTGTGCCACCTAATGTATGGGTATTTCCAATAGTGTTATACGAAGTCTGCACCCAAGTCCCGCCAAGGTTGCTCTCACACCATTCGGCTGAGTCAGCGACGATGACGCGTTCTACAACGCCATCTTTAATTTCTGCAAAATGTGCCATTACTTTTCCTTTTCTTCTCCATAAAGCGTTACTGTGTTAAGTAGTTTTACATCACGCTTAGTGACGATTCCGCCTTTGTCATCAAGTTGAGCCTTTGCTGTTGTCTCATCGTCAGCAATGATGTGGACAAGCATTGTCACTTCATAACTGAAGCACTGAGTTGGCTTGGTTTCTTTAATTTTAGTTACATTGTCTTTGGTCATTTTGTCTCCCTGTTAGATTGCGTATCGAATGATTACAATTCCAGAGCCGCCGTTAGCTGCATTTCCTCCTGCAGTTCCGTCACCACCACCGCCACCGCCACCGCCTGTGTTAGCAGTACCAGCAATGGCTAACTTTAGGTTTCCGTTTCCTTGTCCACCCGCACCACCGCCACCAGCGCCACCAGCACCACCGAGAGTTGGAGAAGCATATCCACCACCACCACCACCGCCAGCATAATAACCTGATACGCCCGTTGATGTTGCCGTTGCCCAAGTTGAATAAGTATTTAATCCTGCGCCACCTGCGCCTGATTGACCTGTGTTTGGCGCAGTTTGACCTACTGCTCCCGCTCCACCGCCACCACCAGATGGGTATGGTCCATTAAGCCCACCGTTACCACCACCAGCGTTACCTTGTCCTGATGGAGATGCAGCACCACCATAAGTTACGCCGCCACCAGAAGTATCGTCTGATGCACCGCCACCACCTGAACCACCAGTGCGACCATTGTTTGCACCAGCGGTTCCGCCGCCACCGCCTCCTCCGCCTTTAACAAGGGTGAGTGCGCCAAATTGTGAGTCTGAACCATCAGCGCCAGGAACGCTTGTACCTGCTACTGCTCCACCAGCGCCAACAGTTACTGTATAACCAGTTGCAGTAAGTGATTGAGAAGTAAAACCAAGAAGCCCGCCTGCTCCACCACCGCCGCCACAATAAGGGCCCCAAGAACCCGATCCACCACCAGCAACTACAAGAATATCTGCGGTTAATGCCGTCAATGGAGTAAATGGAGATTGACTAGAAGATGTAAATGTGTGATACCAGTAACCGCTTGCAAAACTAATAGTTCCACCAGTTGCTTTTGGAAGTGCGGTAATAAAATTATTTGATGAAGTAAATGTGTGAATAGTATTTCCACCTGAAGTGGTTACAGTTCCACCGTATGCTTTTTGTGTAGTGCCTGAGTATCGAGCAATAACAATTCCTGACCCACCAGCGCCACCATTAACATTGTTACCTGAAGCACCGCCAGCATTACCAGTATTTGCTGTTCCGTCTGACGCTGCTTGACCGCCACCGCCAGAACCAAC